TCCTCTAATTGCATTTGAACTATAAGTTGGTAATGGATTTGTACTATATGTGCCTAAATTTAATTTCCCCATAGTATCAAAACCAATATTTGTAGAGTTATCAAATTTATACCAAATTATAGGCTCTAAATCCATACCAATTACAGGTTCAATTGCTTCAGTATCTTTTATAGTTTCTTTTTTTATTATTGGGTAATTAATTCTTGTATTATTATAAATCGCTTTAATTTGGTCTTGATTTAAAGCAGTTCCAGTATAAATACGAACATCATCTAAATTACCATTATAATTTGTGCCAAATGCACTTATAGCAAAATATGTATTTGGTATTGGTTGTGATAATGATATAGCATTACCAATTGATAATTTAACACCATTACGATATATACTTTTTTCTCTTGTTTCACTATTATAAGTCCAAGTTATATGAACCCAATTATTAATGTCTTGCGGAAAAGGTGCTGAATAACTACTTGCTGTATAAAAAGACATAACATATTTATTATCATTACCAGTATTAATACCTATTCCCAAAAGTATTCTTTGATATACTGTAGCTACACTTCCAATTCCAAAAATTATACCTTTTAAACCCTCACCTGTTCTTGAATATAACCAAGCACAAACTGAAAATGAATTATTTGCAATTCCTTCAATAGTTCCACTTAAACTTTGATTTATTCCATTAAAACTTGCAGAATTATTCCCTTTAACTGAATTACCTGCAAATGCTACTGTTCCGTTATTAGTTAATGTTATTGTATCAATTCCGCTATTTGTTGTTATGGCATTTGAATCAAACTTTAACCATAAATTGGGCTTTAATACATCCAATTCTGGATAACTAAAATCATTTTGAGGTGGTGCTGAATATGTTTTTAATTCTATTTCATTTAAAAACGCACCATTAATATCATAATATTGTTTTCCATTAACGATATTTGCATTATTATAACCAACTCCCGCATAAATTAATGGAGGGGTATTTAAAGAACTATAATAATTATTTTTAATTGTAGGACAAAATACCATATTTAAATTAGAATCAGTTGGATTATTTACGCCCACCAGAGCAATTTTAGCTTTTTGCGAGAAATTATAATTAGTCGGTATATTCCATTTGGTCGATTCTGTTTTATTACTTGTATTCAAAAACAAATATTTGGTCTGTTTATTTTGATTTATAATCATCTTAATAAAGGAACAGAAAAAATGATTTAAATATTAAAGTTCATATAATTATAAAACGAAGAAAACCGAATGCCTAATTATTCTAAAGGTAAAATATATACAATTAGATGTAAAAACGATACTTCTTTAATTTATGTTGGTTCTACAATTCAACCATTAGCAAAACGATGGGGAGAACATAAATACAATAGTTTAAGAAATCCAGAATATTTAATATATAAAACTATTAACAATGAATGGGATAATTGGTATATAGAATTATATGAATTATATCCTTGTAATTCAAAAGAAGAATTACATAAAAGAGAAGGAGAAATAACACGAGAAATCGGTAATTTAAATATGTGTATAGCAGGAAGAACAATAAAAGAATGGTGTCAAGAAAATAAAGACACAATAAAAGAAAAAGCAAAAGAGCGTTATAATAATAATAAAGAAACAATAAAAGAAAAAGCAAAAGAGCGTTATAATAATAACAAAGAAAAAATATTAGAAAGACAAAAAGAATACCGTGAAGATAACAAGGAAAAAATAAATGAAAAAAAAAGAGAAAAAATTATATGTAGTTGTGGTGGTAAATATACTAATGGACATAAATCTCAACATAATAAAACCAAGAAACATATTAATTATTTAGCTACAATTGAGGGCTAATAAAACTTCTATTGCCTTGTTTTAAATCAGAGCCATTATTAAAACTAATTAAATTAGGTTGCACCATTTCTAAAGGCTCATCGATTATATGAAGTGTTATAGCGAAATTGATACTTGTTAAAATACCGTTATATCGGTCTGAACTACCTGTAGGAATACCTGTTCCGCACCAAATATCAATTGATGTTAAGTTTAATCCATTTATATTATGGTATAGAACATTTGTAATTTGGCTGGTATTTAAACCACGACCACTATATAGAACTGGTGCGACGTTAAAAGATGTATATCCATCGTTTTGTAGTTCTTCGCAATATAAATTATAAAGTGTATTATCCATAGTCGATGCTACAATATTTACAAGAGCAATTTTAGCATTTGCCGATAGATTTTGATTATTAATATTCCAACTGAACCTAATATTATTTGTGCCAGAAGTGTTGGTAATTTTGACTGCGTCTGTGCTAAATAACGATATATATTTACTGGTTTTGTATTGGGTTATCATCGACATTATCGCTTTCAGTTCTTTCTATTTTTAAATCAGATATTAAATTATCATAATCAATAACTACTTGGTTGTCGTTCTGCTTTGCGAGAACCAAAGGTTCTTCAATTTTAACATCTTCTCTTTTTTCTTCTAATGGTATTTTAGCATCATAATGTGATTCAATTATTTCATTAGTATTTGTTGTATTATTAATAGAACAATCGGGAATCTCGCCAGTAAATACATATTTTAGAATTAGTTCTTTTAGAATATGTTTAGCAATATTATCTTCTTCTAAAAGTTTTAAATCGCTTTTACTATATTGGCTGATAATTCTGCTATATGTAGCATCGTATTTTGCTTGTTCTTCCTCTGTTAACTTTACTTCCATCATATTATTTTCTTTTAATATATAGATAGATATAAAAAAATGAAAAACTTAACAACCCTCAAAATATATCAAGAGCGTTGTTTTATTAATTCCCTTTTATTCGAGCAAATGATGAATCATAATATATTTGTTCGCAATTTTCTTAATTTGCCTTTAATTATAATTTCTGCTGTTTTAACAATTCTTAATTCTTTATTAGACCAAAATGATATGAAAGTAATTAATATAGTTCTTAATGGTGTGGTTGGTCTTATTTTAAGTATTATGAATAATTTTAACATCAATGACAAAATTGCAACTTTCAAAAATGAGAAAAACAAAATTATTAAACTGCAACATAAAATCGATAATTATTTGAATACTTGTGGTGATATTGAGGTAAAAGATGTTGAAGAAATCATTTCTCAATATGATTTAATTATAGAAGAAGTTGAATATCCAATTTTAGATTTCATAAAAAAAAAAATTAAAAAAAAATATAAGCATATGAATATGCCGTTATCGATGATGGCTGTCGATGAGTGTTCTGCTGATTTGTGTTGTGTAAGAACTGAAAGCGAAACGGAAACTACAACTGTTTAATTTTTTTTGTAAAAATTATATATTTATTGGAAAAATATAAACATTAATTGTAGAATATGGACTAAAATAAATCTGAAAAGTTGTTCCAGAACTCCAAGTGATACCTTGTGAGTTTCCAGTATAAATATTTTTAATTGAATATGTAGTTGTAGATGAAGATTTTACAAAAACATCAGCAGAACCAATTGGAACAGTAGAACTATTTAAATCAATTGTATTTGAAACCCAAGTAATATTACAAGCTCGTATAGAACCACTTCCAGCAGACATAACAGTCGATAAATTAACGTTAATTGTCCAATTAGCACCAATAAAAGTAGGAGTTAATGGTCCATTATTATAATAGATTCGTTTTGCGTATGAACTTAAATCGGGACTATTTGTGAGGTCATTATAACTGCCAGATGTAGCAACAGTTGCTAATGATGGTCTATTAATCAAATTATTATAATTAATAAGAAAATTAGAAGTATTTGATAATGTATTTGAACTGATAAAAGTATTACTGGCATTAACAATAGTATTATAAATAGAAAGGTCAGGTTTATTAATTAAATCATTATAATCACCATTAAATGTTGTTGGTTTATTTATCAAATTATTAAAATTAACAAGAAAGTTGCTTGTATTTGATAATGTATTTGAACTGATAAAAGTATTACTGGCATTAACAATAGTATTATAAACAGAAAGGTCGGGTTTATTAATTAAATCATTATAACTACCACTTGTAGCTACTGTTGATAATGACGGTTTATTTGATAAATCAGAATATGAACCACTTGTAGCAACTGTTGATAATGATGGTTTATTTAATAAATCAGTATATGAACCACTTATAGCAACTGTTGATAATGATGGTTTATTTAATAAATCAGTATATGAACCACTTATAGCAACTGTTGATAATGATGGTTTATTTAATAAATCAGTATATGAACCACTAAATAAAGTAGGCTTATTTATAATTGTTGTATTCCAATCAGCCTGAAAATTAGTAGGTTTATTTAATAAATCAGAATATGAACCACTTGTAGCAACTGTTGATAATGATGGTTTATTTATAATTGTTGTATTCCAATCAGCCTGAAAATTAGTCGGTTTGCTTGTTAAATCAGTATATGAACCACTAAATAAAGTAGGTTTGCTTGTTAAATCATTATATGAACCGCTAAATAAAGTAGGTTTATTTAATAAATCAGAATATGAACCACTTGTAGCAACAGTTGCTAATGTTGGTTTATTTATAATTGTTGTATTCCAATCAGCTTGAAAATTAGTTGGTTTGCTCAATATATTAGCCCAATATACAGGGTTTATATCTATATTGCTTTGATTATCAGTATAGCCAGAATATGTGAAGTTCCCGCCAGTGTCTTCAATTACTGTATGGTCTCCCATTTATTTATATCTATTAAATAAAATGAAAAAATAAAAAATTATATATTAGCTCTCAATTGAAGCTAAATAATTTTGATGTATTTTAGTTTTTAAATGAATTGATTTACCTGCATTTGTATAACAACCACCACAATTACAATAATATTTTTCTTTTTTATATTCATTTATTTTTTCTTTATTTTCTTCATAATATTCTTTACATTTTTCTTTGTTGTTTTCACGATATTTTTTTGAATATTTTCTTGATATTTCATTTAATTTTTCTCTATTATTATCACGATATTTTTTTTGTTTTTCATATAATTTTTCTTTATTTTTTTCATAATATTCTTTATTATATTCGTTTTGATTTTCTTTTCTTTTTATACCTTCAATTCTTTGATTTAAATTACCAATTTCTCTTATTATTTCGCCTTCTCTTTTTAATAATTCTTCTTTTGAATTACAGGGGCAATTTTGATATAATTCTATATACCAATTATCCCAATCGTTATTTATAGTTTTATATATTAATTGTTCTGGTTTTTTTAAACTATCACATTTATGTAGTCCCCATCGTTTTGCTAATGGTTGTATAGTAGAGCCAACATAAATTAAAGAAGAATCATTTTTACATCTAATTGTATATATTTTCCCTTTGCTATAATCAGGCATTCGTTTTTCTTCGTTTCCCAAATATATTTATTATTTTATTCTTAAATCATTTTTTTATAACAAATCAATAATCGTAATTAGTATTTTTCCTCCGCTAACTCTTCCCAGATATGTGATTTGATAAATATCGTTATTTTTAATAAATTTATCATAGGCGTATGTATTTAAATTATAGTCTGCTGGCGTTCCAAAGGCTCTACATTTGAACCCCCCACCAGTTCCACCAGCACTACTCTGCGACATCATAATTGTATAATTACATTCTGTCAGATATTCATACGAAGCAACAGCAAAAAAAGGGCTACTCATAACTTGAAAACGTGCCATTTTAGAAAGAGCAGATGTTTGCAAATACCTAATATAATTGGTAAGGTTTATGGTGTAAGTGTAGTATATATCACCACCATAATTTAAAAGAGTATTAGTTGTAATAAAGAAAGTTGTTTTTTTACAATATTCTTTTGAAATTATTTCATCTATAATCATATTTTCAATATTAGTGTGGTTTTCATTATTATTTTGTACAGTAATATTTAAATTAGATGTATATAAATAATTAATATTAGAATTATAATTATTATAAGAAATAAGATTATTAGATGTTGTTAAAGTCTTATCATTTGTATATGTATAATTAATATTAGATTGATAATTAGTATAATTGATAAGATTATTAGAAGTTGTATTTATTTTTGTATTTAATATATTTGAATTATCATTAGTATAATTAATAAGATTATTTGAAGTTGTATTTATTTTTGTATTTAATATATTTGAATTATTATTATCATAATTGATAAGATTATTTGAAGTTGTTAAAATATTATAATTTAAATTACTATTAATATAATTAGAAGTTATTATTATTTTATTATCAATTACGTTGCTTATATTCAAATTATCGATAAATAAATTGCTTGTATTTAAAGAAGCAATATATTGATTTGATAATATATTACAATTTACAAATCCTTGTTCTTTTTGAAGAAAATAGTTTAATTCTAAATTGCTTAATATATTTGAACTCATTAAATCGTGCATTACATAATTAGTTAATTCTTCCTTATCATTAATCGATAAATTACTATTTTCACTTATTGCTTGACTCATATTTAGATTCAAATAATAGTTATAAACACCATTCTGTACTATTCCATAACCTATAGCTAATGCTCCTCCTCCAGCTCCTAACACAAATGATGTTAATGGATTTGTTGCTATATAATTTTGGACACCACTTATTGCATCATTTAAAAAAACAGTTCTTCCTGTTGTTAAAAATAATTTAGCATTTTCATAAATACCACTTAATCCTGTTCGACCATCTATAATATCTAATGTATTGCGAACTTCATTAAAACTTTCATTTAACGATGAAAAATCATTAGGACTTATATAATTTTTAAAACCATCTAATAAAACTCCTGTTTTACCATCAATGTAATCGAATAAATAGAGTACTTCTGCTTGAAGAGTTCCGATTGTAAAACCTTGATTAAAACTATCGGCAACTGCTCCTACTATCATATTTGCTGGGTCTATCCAACCATTTCCCCACGTCAAATTAATTGATGGGTCGTAAGTATAATATAATTTTAATTTTCCATCAACATCTATTTTAACTCGATAATCAGGCACTCCTACTGGTACAACAACCGGAAAATTAGAAGTTGATTTTACCCAAAATCTGATTTCTCCAAAATCATTAGGATTATAAATATAAGTATTTATTATTTCAGGTTGTGGAGGAAGTATTGACATTGGTGTTATTTCGGTATTAATTAAATAAGTTAATGGAGTCAAATTACTATCTATATAATTTGAGGTTATTTCATATCTGTTTTTTAGTTGTTCTAAATTGCCATCGGTAATATCTAAATTACTTGTTAAATTGTCGATTTCCCCTTGTAGTAATTTATGTATTTGCTCGTCTTTACTCAAATTAAGTCTCCCAGCATATGCACTATTTTGACAATTTATATTCATTCTCTATATCTACTCCCAAAAAAAAATCTATTCTAAAATATAGAACAAAAATGGAGAGTTTAAATAGCACTTTACCGAGTACCTTTAATATTCCGGTTTCATACCTAAAAAATTATAGCCAGCAAATGATGAAAATCTGGGGTGATAAAACTGATACCCTTAACCCTACCGATTTACTTCGCTTCAAGCTCCCGAATACAATTATTGATATGAAGACCCTTAATTTCATTTTTGAGTTTAATACAACTGCTGTGGGTTCAAAAACTTCTGTTTATCAAAATCGTTATTTTCCACGTCTCTCATCTTCAATTCTTGGTTCAGTTGCCGTATATATTAATGGAGTTCTTGTTGATAATATTCAAAATTATAATCAACTTTTTTGCCTCCTATATGACGCTCAATCGGCTTCAACCACTTCCTCCATTCGCTACCAAGAAGCAAATGACCCCTCATTTAAATCATCTGTTTCTAATACTGGTACTATAACTAATACCATTCAAGGAGCTTCAACTGGTTCTACTGATGATTCTGATTCAGCTCGTCAATTTAGCATCCGCTCTTGGCTCGGGTTTCTTGGCTCTTTAAATACATCTATTATTGATGTTTCAAAAATCGGTGAAGTAGTTTTAGAGTTTTCTATGTCTCCTGCTTCTATTATCTGGAAGGGTGCTACTCCGGCTGGTGGAACTCCTGATACTGCTCTTGCTACTCAAAATTATACAGTTAAGAATTATTATATGACTGTTAATCGTATTAGCTTCGGTGATGATTTATATTCATCTTATATTGATAATTTAATTGCTACTGGACGTTATAAATTAACTTATTTAACTTATTTAAATGCTAGAGGTTCTGCTGTTGTAAAAACCACGAATCCAACTCTTCAATTATCAGTTAATGCAAATACAATGACTAAAATTATTGCTACAGCAATTCCTTCTAATTATACTACTGAAAGCACTTTACAAAATACTAGCAATACTCTCACATTTAATGAACAATTAACCAAGCCAAATACTTATCCAGACCTTTTCAATAATTCAATTTTCTTCAAAAAAGATTTCTGTGGACTTGATACCAGCCAGATTATAGTAAATGGTGTTCCTCAAACTCCTTTTCCTCTTAAAATTGAACAGATTTATTCTGAAAACTTAAATATTCTTGGTTCTGATAGCGACCTTAAAGCAACTGGACACGCTGGTGCTTATTCTCTTGCTTCTTGGCAAAAATATTATGCTTATCATTTAACTTCATTTTCCCATCGTGTTGCTGGAAAAGAAGATATTATTTCTGGTTATAATGCTAAAAACAGTAGCATCCAAATTAAGTGGGAAACTTATTGGCTCAGTGGCTCTTCTGATTCTGTTTATCTCACTCTCTGGGTAGAGAAGTTTAATGAGTTGGTATTGGGAGCGGACAGACAAATACTTTTAGTCCAGTAGATAATTAGTTTTATAATTTTATTTATTTTTATTAGAAAATGCAAATATATTTCCCTTATCCATCAGACAAACAAAATAAGAAATATTATATTATCACCTCTACTGGTAAAAAAGTGTATTTTGGACAAGCCAAAGCATCAGACTTTACAGAACATAAAGACGTTTTGAGAAAAAATCGGTATATTTTACGTCATTATAAAAGAGAACACCATTTATGGAATAAATCAGGCATCGATACTCCCTCATTCTGGAGTCGATTTTATACTTGGAATCTACCAACAAAAGAAGCATCATATAATTATATTAAAAGAAAGTTCTTATTATAAAGTTTTATCAAATCAAAATACTCTTTATTGTAATGGTCGTAATATTCTTCGTATGAAATGTTTTTATTCAAATACGATATAAAGGCTGTTTGTAATATTGTTCGTTTATATAAATAAATGAAAAACTCTACATCATAATTTATATTTTCAAACATTATAATAAAAATAAATAAAATTATTTGTTGCGAAAAACTCTTGAACTAAGCAACGGATTATCAATTGGTTTATCTTTAATATTCTCAATTACTTGTTTCTCTTGCTTTTTTGGTTCTTCTTTTTCTGGTAAAATAGGAACTCTTTTTGATGATACTGGTTTTCTATATTCAACTTCATATTCCTCCTCTTCTTCTTCTTCCTCTTCTTCAATAATAATCTTCTTTTTTGGTTTTTGTTGTTTTGGTGGAACTTTTATGATTATTGGCTTTTCTTGCTGTTTCTTTTTTGGTTTCTCTGGTTCGGGTTCAACTTCTTGTTCTGGTTCTGGTTCTGGTTCTGGTTTTAATACCTCTTTTTCTGTTATTTTTATTTTCTTTTGTTTTTTCTCCTTTTTTGGCGGAGCTTCAATTTCTCCGTTCAAAATAGCTTCTCTTTTAATTCTTGCTTGTTCCCTAATTGATGCCATATATTCTTTTGCTTCATCGCTCCCTTTTGGAAATCGTGCATATTTGGCTTTCTCCATTTCAATCTTTATTTTATACATAGATTTTATTTTAAGATAAAACTAATTTTGTTGCCCAACTTTTTCTAAAACCATTTGTATTTTTATTCATAGCGTGATTTATAGATATCAAAGCACTATTTGGGTCTGCTGTTGCATAATCATATAATTCTAAAAATGCATTTTCAGTTATTAAACCAGAAAGCTCCGGATAAATCTTTTCAATTATTTGTTTTTTCGATGCAAACTTGAAAATAACGAATATATCGGTATTGCTTCTAATAATCGGATTTATACTTCTCAAATACTGGGTCGTAAATAACAAATTGGCTTGTAAATGGCGATGAGTAATAACTAATTTATTTAATATATTTCCCTTGTTCTTTTTAAAAGCTTGAGGGTCTCCTATGAGGTCATCGAATACCATAAATATTATTCTTGGATGTCTAAATGGTGGTTTTTCCAATTCTGATGGTTTTTTGAAATTATGATGATGTAATATTTCTAAATCGTCATCAGTTAATTTTGAATAATCTTTTATGTATTTCTGGTAGGTTTTAACATAATCGTTATAGGCTTTTATTGTCTCGTATTCATCGTTTATTTCTTCTAATTTCTCCGCTAATATTTCATCAGTATAATGCGTATAAACATCTTCATCTGCCAAGTTTCTTAAAGTTCTATATATTGGGTTCGCTATTGAATCAGCTGTTGGACAAAATAATATAATTCTCATTTGTCGTTTATTTCCTTCATCATCAATTATATCTGATGCTTCATAAAACTTCAATAATTTAACCAACGAATAGGTTTTTCCGCTTCCTTTTGCTCCTATAAATAGACTTGTAAAGAATAGAGGAGGTAGATCTTTATTTTCCGATTGCGGTGGTTTCTTTTTATTGATTTTTATCGGTAAGTTATCCAATTGCTTCAAATTAATTTCTGTTATCATATTCCTTCTATTTATATATACATTATAATTTTCTTGCTTCTTATTAGAAACAAATGGCTATTAATTCGCTTGGGCTTTATTATAATAAGTATATGGACAATACTTTTGATTTACCTCATATCGATTATCGAAAAGATAATACGCTAACTGATAATAATATGGCTACTCTCTACGGTAAAAAGAACTTGCCATCATTTCATTCACAATTAACTGGCAGTTATTTATATGCCGATAATAATGGTAATGATAAAAATAATTATGGTAGTTCTTGGAGTGAAGTTATTAAACCAAAACCTAATATTACTATTCTTGGTGCTAAAACTTTAACATAATTAAGGTTCTGCTTCTTCTGCTTCTTCTGCTTCTACTTCCTCTTCTTCTTCTTCTAATTTATAATCAGCAATATCATATACTTTTGCTATTATTTCATCGGCTATTTCTTGAAAATAATGATATAATTCAATATATTTCTCCACTTGTTCCTTTTCTAATTTATCATCATCTTTTAAATCAAATAGCTCCTGCATATCTTCTTTAATTACTTTTATTTCTTTTGGTTTAATATTTAAAAAACTTTCCATCTTTATTTTTATTATAGAAAATAATTTTAATAGTAATTATCAGGAAGTATTCTACTAATTGCCTATATTTTCATATATCATCTTCAGTTGGTGTATTATCTCTTTTATTTTTTGTAATTCTTCCTCTATTTTTTTAATATCATCAGGTTCAAGTCTTACGAATATTTCCATTTATATTAATAAACATAAATTATTTTTGCATAAATCCCATTTATTACCATTAATTACTTTTATTCTATTGCTATTTGGTCTCGTTCCATAATAAAAATAATATACGTCTTGAAGCAACTGATTATATACTTCTTCTTGCTTTTCTTCGGGTATGTATTGTAAAAACTTTGTATTTATCATATTATATACATATTATTTATAATAATATTATATATAATCAATTAGAATAAACATAAATGAATAGTTATAGTATTTCATATATTTTAAGGTTCATCTATTCATTATTGACGATAAAGTTCCATTCAGACAAATAGGTATTTTGTATTTATCATATTGTATACATATCATTTATTTTTTTCATTTGTATTTATATATGACTACTGGAGTTCATCTAATTGTTGATGTTTATAATATTAATAATCATAAATTATTGGAAACAATTGATGGTGTTAAACCATTAATGGTAAAAATAATAGAAGTAGGAGAGCTAAATGTTCTTGGAGAAATGGAGCATCAATTTAAACCAATAGGAGCAACTATTTTATATTTATTAAGTGAAAGCCATCTGTCGATTCATACATATCCAGAGAAATGTTATTGTGCTATTGATGTTTATTGTTGTAAATTAATACTTAATTTTGACGATATTTTAGATGTTATTTATAAGTATTTCGATTGTAATTGCATTATTCTAAAAAAAGTTATTGAACGATAATAATTTTATCTTCTTTTTTCAATTGATTTCTTGCTAAATTACATTTTCTACATAAACATCGCAATTTAGAATGAATTAAATGGTATTCATACCAAGCATCCATAAATAGTTTATCAACTTCTCTAAACTTACAACTATTATAATTATTATCATCAAATACCTCTGGTATATCATTTCTCCCTTTCAAAAAATCATCTGATAAATCTTTGAATCTTATTATATGGTCTATTTGAATATCATCAACAGATTTACAAAAATCACAAATCAAATTAGTTTTCTCTCTAAATGCACTTATTTGTGGTTCTATTGTATATCGCAAAGCACTATTTAAATTATAATTAACTGGTCTTGGATTTATACAACATCTATATGAAATATCATCTGTTGTTCCATCAGTTCTAATTATATTAATTTCAAAATACTTGCTATTTCTTTTATTTTGAACTATACATAAATCAACAACATCTTTAAGTTTAGTTTCATATTCAGGATGATTTTTAAATAATTCCATAAAATCATTAAAATCATCATTTCGTTCTATTTTCAACGACTTACATATTCCTTTATTTAATTTACCTTTAAAATAATCAGTCATTTGTTTCTTATTCATCAAGTATTAATACTATTCATAGTAAATATTAAATATTTATATTCTTTTTTAGAAAATTAGAAAGAATATTATAAGTATTGATTTATAATAGAAAGTAAAAATGAAAGGTGGAGGCAAAGGTGGAAGGGTGGAAGACAAAAACCTCACTGCTATGAAAGGGTAAAAAATATTTAGAAGTGAGGTTTTTGTCTTCCACCCCTTCCACCTTTTTATTAACTTGAAAAAATCAATTTTTGAATGTTTCTTATTAAAAATAAGAATAGTAAAAATAAATAAATTACTCATCAGTATTTTCATCAGTTATTTCTTTTGGTCTTAAACCACAGAAGAAATTACCATTTTTCATTTTTTTGAAATTGATGCCACTAATACTCATCATATCATCTTTGAACTTTGCAGGTGTCATTTTAGTACCATTATTTACGTGTTTAAACTCGTTAAATAATTCACTTGAAGAGATTTTATCCTTATCGTTATTTGTTATAATATATTTATCCATAATAAAACCTAATACAATATTACTATCAGCAATATATTCATTACTATCATTAGAGATTTGATTTGGTATATTTTCCTTTTTAATCTTTGAAGCAATATCAATAAATCTATCAATAAGTAATTTGCAATGAGTGTTTCGCATTGCAGTTGAGGTTAGAATATCTCCCATTTCAAGATTTAGCAGTGCTTGATATTTATCATTAGGGTCTGGATTATTGATAAACTTGACAGGATAATGAATAACTCTTACTCTTCTTCCTATTCCATCATCAGTAGATGAAAGAGATGGCTTGTTATTACAACAACACTCAACACGAAAGAAAATAGGAAAATCTATCATTTCAGCATATAAGCCTCTTGCTTTTAATGTTCCCTTAAAACCATCAGCCATTTTTTTCATTAAAGAGACTTGAAGTTTGTTATCTCCATCGTTTTCTGGTTCATTAAAGAAAACTAAACGACTTCCTTTTGTTTTATATAATTCACTTGTAGCATTAGCATTTTTGGGAGGTTTAGTAAAAGTTTCTGCATTAATTTCGCAAAAGTAATTTCCAAGAATAGATTTTATCATCGAAAACTTGGTCGATTTAGAATTAGAACCTTTTCCAGTATGAATATTAAACGTTTGAAATAATCTCTCACCATTTAAGGTTAAAGCATCGTTATTCCAAATATACTCCCGAACCTCTTCATCGGGGTAAATAGTTTTATAATATTCTTCAATAATATTTTTAAGGTCTTCATCAATATATTCAGGAAAATCATAACCTGTATTCGTCATAATAAAATCATCTGGTCTAATATCTCTAATTTCAAGATTTTTGCAATCAAGCAATTTGTTTTTAAAAGCAAATAGGTCTCCTCTACTATCTATTTTATTTTCTAAAAACTTGCTTTTATTGAAATCAATAATTGCTATTTTAGTTATAGCATCTAAAAATGATGCATTTTGAAGTTTAGTAGAAATCTTTAAAGCAGTAGTGGATTTAGCAATATAAATATCTTTAATTCCTTCATCGTTTGAATTAAAAGCAAGATTATTATAATATTGAGAAATCTTGATGTATAATTTATGAAATATAGATTTTAGTAATCCTTGATAAATAAATGGTGTTTTACTTTTATTCCAAATATTTTTAGTATTGCAGTAGAACCATAATTTGCATTCTTCATCATATACGATAGTATTTTTAAGAACAGATTTAGTAAGTTTTGAAATAGAAGCGTTAGAACCATCAGTACAAATACTGGCATCAATATCCGTTTTGAAGGTTTCAATATAGTTATTAAATCCACATTCATATTTATCAATTAAAGAAGTTAAATTATCATCATCATCGATTTCAATATTTTCAGGTAAATCTAATTTACTATCGAATGGTTTTATTTTGAGTTCAATATCACAACCTGTTTTTTGAAGAGCAAATAATCTACATTCATTTAATAGTTCATCATCAATTTTTTCATTTATTCTTAATTGCAACCCATCAAAAATTAAAGCAACTTCATAACCGTCATTATATCCGGTTATAAGTCCTTTATCAACGAAAAATCCAATATACGTTTCTAATAAATTATTTTCAATAACTTGAAGAATACGGCTAATAATTTTACCAGAAATATTGTTATCGTTTTTATATGTAGCTTCAACATACTGTTTGATTTCCTTGTATTCATCCAAATTAATAATATATTGAATTATTGGTTGAAGTTCATCGGCGAGTTTCATTAAAGTTTTCGATTTATATTTTTTACCATTAATAGTAGCAATTACCAAAGTTTTAGCGTTTGAACGGTTGCATTTTTCTTCTTTCATAACCTTCGATAAAAATGCTTCTCTATTATTTAAGCATTCTTCAAGTGAATCAGATTTTAGGTTGTATTTACAACTTAAATATTTAAGAATAGAAGGGTGGCTATTTACTTGGTCTATATCAACCCATAGACCATCGCAAATAGTATGACGAACAGAAACACATAATGGTTGAATACCAATACCTTTATTACAATACCATCTACCAATATTATTAGATTTAATGCCTTTTTTATAAGTAATTTTAAGATAACCATAATCAGTATCTCTTAATTCAGAAGGAATAATAATATTTTCTTTAATTTTTTGAAATACAGCATAAGCATTATAGTTTTTGTCGGTTCTTCTCATATCTTTTTCTTGTTCTGTAATAATTGCTTCGTATTTAGAACGACTATTGATAATGTAATTAAGCTTCTTAATATTTATTTTTTCATAAAAGATAGTATTACCGACGTTTGTATTCATTTTATTATTACTCAACATTTTTTTTTTATTAACTATATATTTTAAGTTATTCTTAAATCATTTTTTTGATTTAGGGGAAAAAGAATTAATTAACTTGGATTTGACTTGCATTTACAATATTTTGCTGTTTTCGTCGATGATAACTTGCTTTTTTTTGTTCTTTAATTCTATTTTTATATTCTTCATCAACTGCATATCTATTTTTCATATATTCAGCAATTCGTTTTTTCTCCTTTTCGTAAAAATCAGAGTCGTTTTTAATTTTCTTTTCATAACATTTAGCACTTGCTGATTGCTTCTTAATATCATCCATCTTCTTCTTAACAATATATAATATATTTATTTCTTTAAATAAAAATCAATAATCACGACAACAATTTAGCGAATAGCAGTAGTAATAAATCAATATTCTATATTCAATATTCTATATTCTAAATATTTTTTTAAGATTAGGAGAAAATTATATATTTAT